TTACCTGAAATTGTTACGCCAACGTATACGTTGACGGTGCCTTCTACAAAAAAGAGAGTGAAATACCGTCCTTTCTTAGTCAAGGAACAAAAAGTGCTAATCATCGCACTAGAAAACAATGATCAAGAACAGATACTTAATGCTATCACGACTGTATTGAAGAATTGTATCATAACAAAGATGTCTTTTGATGATCTTGCTCTATTTGATATAGAATATCTATTTTTACAGATACGTGCTAGATCAATTAGTGAAGAGATCCAATTAAAAGTTACATGTCCTGATGATAAAGAAACTGAGGTCAATGTATCATTTATGGTTGATGATGTCAAGGTAGATTTTCCTAAAGGACACACCAATATTATTAAATTAAGTGATGATATTACTGTTGAAATGAGATATCCAGATCTTGATTACTTTGCAACTGTCAATTTTGCATTAAAAAAAGTTGATCCTTATGATCTTATTGCCAAGTGTATTAAAAGAGTGTATGTTGGAGAAGATGACTCTGGAAAATTTACTTATGAAGAAGCAAGAGAGTGGGTAGAGACTCTTACTAACTCTCAGTTTCAAGAAATACAGAAATTTTTCAACACTATGCCTAGTTTAAAACATGAGTTGAAGGTAAAAAACCCTAAAACGAAGGTAGATAATAAAATTGTGTTACAAGGATTAGCAGCTTTTTTCGTATAGCCCTCTTTGAAGAGGGCTTGATGAAATTCTATCAAACCAATTTTTCTCTCGTCCAACACCATAAATATAGCTTGACAGACATTGAGAACATGATTCCTTGGGAAAGGGAAGTATATGTGAGTTTACTATCTACTCATTTACAAAAAGAGAGAGATAGGATAGAAGAAGAACGTCGCAAACGCTAATGGATTTTGAAGACACAAAACATTTTACCAAAGTCACAGACTCTTTTGACTCTGCGGTGAGATCTTTTGTCGATTTAGATTTAGAGTATTTTGAATATTTAAGAAACAGAGATAGATTTTACGTAGGAATAGAAGATACAACATATAATCAGACAATTTACAATAGGAAGAAAAAACTAAAACCAAAAGAAGATCCTGTTGGTGGATTCTTTTTTCCAACTTTTCCTAGACCAAAACCACCAAAAGATCCAGTAACAGTAGATATTCCTGTATTTGATCCCGTTCAAATCAACATTCTGGTGCAGATTTTGTTAGGTTTGGGTATTACTTGGGAAGTAATTCAACAAATTTTAGGAGGTTTGTTAGGAGGACAAGGTGGTTTAGTTCAGAATCCTCTTGGAGGTGTCACTCCACCAGCTCTTGCCACTGAAATAGGAGATGGAGAAACAACGATTGATTTTGAACCCGCACCCGTTGACACTGGAGATCTAGTTACTACTACACAAACAATAACTGAAGCGGAAATTCAAAATCTAAGTTTCCAAGAACTTGTTAAATTAGCTCAAGCCAATTTATCTGATCCAATATTGATGTCATTACTTGCTGCTACTATTTTGGGTACTCAAGTAGACAGTCCTATACCAGGTCCTGCTGATATGATTTCTATTGGTGTTGGAACTCCTTTAATAATAGCAAGACTGGTTTCTTTATTAAACAAAGGAAGATTAATTGTTCCTGCTTTTGCTGAGGGTGGTTACGTTCAAAACACTCAAACGGTATTGGTGGGTGAAGGTGGAGAGACAGAATTTATCATCCCTGCATCTAAGTTTGGTAGAGCGATAGAAGCAGTATATAGAGAAGGTGCATCTATAATGATTGCAGCTTCGGTTGGATTCCTCAATTTACTACCAAGTTCATCAACAAAAACAAGTGTTCTCAACGAAGCAAATAGATTAAAACAAATATTTGGTCTTACTAGTATAAAACTTTCAAATAGTGGATTTAGTTTAGGTCAACCTCTGAAACCATTTTCATCTAGTGAAACAGGTAGCAATACTTTGTTGACTAGTTTTAATAGTATAATTGCTAGTGAGTTAAGTAGTGTAACCACAGACACCGACGAAACTTTGGAAAATCCTGTTGAGAGGGCATTTACAAATTCTATCGGTACAGCAAAGCAAATTTTTATAAAAGGTGCTAAACTCTTAGGTATAAAGGATTTAGAGAAAACCATAGTGAACAACATACCTTTGAAAGGACTTGCTGCGGGATTGATAATTGCGGGTCAGAGAGTTTTGACTGGTGATCTTTCTGGTGCAGGGTTGGAACTGTTATCTGGTATATCAAGCATGTTTAAAGGTGGAGGTGGTGATTTGACTACTGCACTCGATACGACTGTTGCTGCTAAAAATTTAGATCTTATGAATGGTAGTGCAATATTTGCATCTGATACTGTATCACCAAATACGATGTTGGATATTAATGGAAATCCAATTATCTTAAACCCATCTACCATGTCAGCATGGGAAAAGGCAGTGGCAGCTGCAGCAGCAGATGGTGTTGACCTACCAAGTGCAGTTACATCATCATATAGAACGCCAGAAAAACAACAAGAATTAATAAACAGAAATAAAGCAGGAGATTCTAACGTATATACTCCTGCTGCAGTTCATATGTCTCCACACGTACAAGGTTGGGCGGTAGATATTAATTATTATGATCCTGCTAATGAATGGATGAGGAAAAACGGACATAAATTTGGATTCAAATGGGCGGGAGATCGAGATCCAGTTCACTTTGATTTTTGGAATAATGAACCAAATGATAAGTGGTTGCAACCTGGCAATCGCGATTGGATACCTGGCGATAACACTCAAGCTATTAAGAAAACCACTAGTGTATTGGCAGACAGTAGTATTAGTCCTGTATTTTCTGGTGATAAGAATATGTTAAACAATATGCCTGTTACGCAAAGTGGCAAATCTTCTACAGGAAGTGAAAATCCAATCCCAATTATTATCCCCATTCCTATAGTAAAGACCGTTACTGTTCCTTTCGAGGTCGAAAAGGATCGTGAAATTTCAAATCATATTGTAATTGAACCCTTTTCAAAAGGTTCTAGAGAGGTAGTTGGGTAATGGAAGAGAATTTAGATCACGGTTATCTGTATGAGTCTTTAGGAGGTCTATCTGACTTTTTAGAGAATAGAACTGCTATGATGCAAGCGATGTACGCAGAAGATGTACGTCGAGATTTTTTATTACGTGAGAAACTACAATCGTTAGATGAAGTTGGAGGTCCCACAGTTCAACCTGTAAAATCTCCATATTTTGATTTGAGTCCTCTAAATGACATGTTCCCAAATAAAAGGCAACCAGAGGTTATAAAAAATTATAAGTACGAAACTCCAGAACCAAATATTCCAACAGAGTCAAAAAATGAAGAACCTAATTATAATATGCCAAAGTTTGCTGCGGGGGGACTTATACCTAATACAGGAATGGTTCAAGATCGACCTGAGAGTATGGGACTTGATAAGGTTGGATTAGATGATGGTATAGAAAAAAATATAGCACAAAGTATTGAATCAGACTTTAAGATAGATGACACGCTAAAGAAGGCATTTGGTCAGTCTCTTGGATTGCCAGTAAAAGCAGCCGCTGTTGCATTGGTTGACTTAATGAGTAAGTTACAACCTTCCAGTAAAGAATCATCAGAAGTAATACGAGACAATATACAATCAATTACATCAGCATTTAAACTTGCAACTACTACAAATAGATTAGAAGCAAGTGATACTGAAACAAGCACTTATACTTCATCAAACATTTTAGAATCATTAGTTTCTACAATCTCAAATGCCCTTAATTTCTCAGGTGGTGACACTTTAGAAACTGATATTACAAATACTAATAATATTGGACTTGTAGGGGATGGTGGTTCTAGAGGATATCAACAACCCGCTCCTTACACAGGGACAGCTGATGGTATAGGTCTTGGAGGAAATGTTAGAGGAAGTGCGTTTAATAATACTAATAATAATTCATCATATTTTATAAATTCTAATGTTGATTCTACACTCATGGGTAGCAACACCACAAACAACATGAGTTTAGATGGGAATCAGTTTAATAATTTTTTAAATTTGGGAACTGAGATATTCAATGGAGGTGATTTGGGATTTGAATTTGACTCAAATATGTTGAGTGAAATTTACAGTGGTATCAACTCATATGAAAATACTATGAATCTTTCTGAATTAACTAATTCTGTCATACAAGAGAACAGAGTTTTTTCACAACAACTAACTGATGTAAGTCTTGCAACTGCAAGAGCAGATAGTGGCACTCAATTAAGCAAGGGTGTAATAAATAATACACCCTCTGAGGGAACATCCATGGCAAAACCAGATATTAAACAGTCAGTTTACATATCATTATACAATAAAACGTCTCAATTCTAATGAAACTACAGAATAATTTTTTAATAGAACGTTTTATTATTACTGTTAATGATGAAGCATTCGCATTTGGACTTAATCAGGTTCTTTATGTCAGATATCTAGAAGATATAGAGTCTGCATCTATACTGATGGAAGTTCAATTGACTGATACTGCATCGGGAATATTGTCAAAGTTAACGGGTCTAGAATCTGTTTTTATAGAGATTTTTGATGGAGCAAGAGCTAAAATTGGTGGATTTTTTACAATTTATAATATACAGGATCGTGTTAATGATGGTGTAACTTCAAAAGCAACCTTGATGCTCTGTACTCCAGACTTTATTAACAATGCAGCCATGAAAATTTCTAGAAAATTTGGTGATAAAAAAATACATGAAATAGTGGTTGATGACATTTTAAAAAATATTATGGGAACTGTAGTTCCCGTTGACACAGAGAATATAGAACCAACTTTTAACAAATACTCATTTGTGTCTCCTTTCTGGTGTCCTTTTACCATCATATCATGGTTAGCTGGTAAATCTATAGCAGCAAAAGGGAGTAGTAAATCCGCAAGTGCAGGGTATACTTTTTTTCAAAATAGAAGAGGATATAATTTTAAGTCATATGACTCATTTACAACGGAGGAACCCACTAAAAGAATTATTGTTAATAATCTAGTTGGAGAACTAAAAGAAGATGATGAACTGGACGTTTTATCTGTAAAGAAAATGAGAGTAGTCTCAAATGTTGATGTTTTGAAAGGATTAAATATTGGTTCTTATGCTAGTAATGTAATGACTCTTGATCTTTATAATATGGAATTTACAGAAACTAAGTTTGACATCAATAAATATTACGAAGACGTTCCACGTTTAAATAACAGTCCAACACCATTGTACTTCAAAGATTTTAGCAAAGATACTGCTCCAACACGTATCATGTCAAAGATCGTTGACACTGCTTTGTTTTCAAAAGGAACTCACACAGACGGTATAACAAAACAATTATCACAAGCAGCACTCAGGGAAAAATTATTTTACAATAAAATTGTTGAGGTAGAATTTATAGGATATTTTGACTTAACAGTAGGTGATGTGGTACAATTAGATGTATACAAGGGTAGAGCACAAGAACCCGACGCTCAAAACAGTGGTAAATATGTTATATCAAGAGTTGATAGAACCTTCTTTAGTAGTAATGATACGATGGGTACGAAACTCACTCTAACAACTGATAGTCCTGGTGCATAATCATGTATGAAGCAACCGCTAATTTTATAGGTAAAGATGGGTTCAACTGGTGGATTGGACAGGTAGAGAATAATGGAATAGGGTCTTATGATGTTGAGACTAAAGAATTTGTTGAGGGAGATTACGACTGGTCTAATAAGGTAAAGGTCAGAATTGTTGGTTATCATGCTAGAAGTAGGGTTGATTTACCTACAGAAGAGTTGCCTTGGGCACAAGTTATCATGCCCCCAATATACGCACAAAGATCTGGTATTGGATCCATCCACCAGTTGCAAATTAATAGTTGGGTAGTAGGATTTTTTATGGATGGTGCTGCAGCACAGATACCTATTGTTATGGGAGCTTTGACTGATGAAAATCCATTAGAACCATATGGAGTAGACGTAGGAAGCGAGGAAGGATTCGCACAACTTGCAGCAAAAGAATATGATGAATTACACCATGTTTCTACAGGAAGTGGAATATCTAACTCAGGATCTACTGTTGAGGTTAATGAAGAGACAGGTCACGATCAAAAAGTAAGCAACAATAATACTTTTGAACTTATTAGAGAGAACACCAAAAGTGATAATAATAAATCTCGTCAAAATTTTATAAACGAATCCGAAGCTGGTAAACTTGCAAGTGCATCTTTAAAAGCATCAGTCATTGTAGCAAACGGTAAATGTGGATCTGAAAGTTCTACAAAACTTAAAGGTCCTATAGCAGAGTTCATGAAATTTGCTAGAGGTGTAGAGAAGAATGATATAGATGAGTTCGTAGACAAGATTACTGGTGATGTTGTTGATATGGACAAGGCAATAAACAAGACTGCTAACAGGATAACAAAGAAACTTAGCGGATTGACTGCCAATATCAAGGGAGTTGTTATGTCAGAGACTAACAAACTCATACAGGATAATCTTGATAAACTTAATATACCAAATCCAGACCTAGATGACAAAGTTAAAAAAGAATTGAAAGGTGTAGGTGATTTAGTATCATGTCTTTTCAAAGATTTGCTTGGTGATCTTGGTAATTTTATAAAAGGTTTGTTGGGTGATTTGGTTGAGAATTTATTAGACGCTGCTTTATGCATGATACAAGATATTCTTGGTGAGATAATGAAGCAGATAATGAGTAAAGTCAACGCTGCTTTGGGTATATTAAAAGGTATAACTGGTGCTATCAAAGGTGCTAGAGATCAAATACAAGGAATACTTAGCAAAGTTGGTGATTTGTTAGATTTATTTTGTGATGGTGCATTGTCATGTGCTATTGGTGCATCTTCATTTGACACTGGAGTTGGTGCTAGAAAAGAAGGTAATGAAGAGAAACAAGATCAAATCAATCAATATGCATTCCAACCACCTAATCTTGGAACTGTAATTGGTAATGGTAAACCTAAGAATGGATTTGTTCCATTTGTAGGTCCTAATGGTGTACAGAAAGCTTTTGACACTACAACTGGAGCTTTGGTAGATTTAGATAGCGATGCGGGAAAAGCATCTGGATTAACATCTAAAGATTTTGATACAAGAGGACCTTTAGAAAAATTTGAGGATATTACTTTTTACGATTCAGATGGTAACGCTGTAAGTGAAGCACTTAACTGTTCTCCTGCTAATAGAAATTTAAAACCTTGTTTCCCAGAATTGATCTGGAAGAACTTAAAGTCTACAACTCCAGTCAAAGCAATAGCAATTGTGGACGATATAGGACAAATGCTTGGTGTATTGATGAGAAAGAAAGGAAAGTCAGTAAATAGACAAGCACAACTTAAAGCACAGTTTACATGTAACGAACCAGAAGGTAGTGGAGCAACATTTAGACCAAATATTATTGATGGTAAAGTAGACTCGGTTGAGGTTCTTACCACTGGTATTGGGTATGGATTTGATCCTGCAGATATATTTTGCCCTAAAGAGCAATATGCGGTTAGAGTTTCTAAGGTTGGATTAAAGGGACATGTAAATGATGGCGATTATATTATGATGGATGATGATAGATCTGATGATATTTTGCAAGTGGTTGATGTTGATTGGGATGAAGATCATATGTTATTTGCAACGGTAGACCCATCTGAAAATTCTAAAATAGAAGTGGGTATGAAATTAAAAACAAAATCAGGACATAAATTTGTATTGAATTTTAATAAGAAGTTCCCACACCTCGTTATACCAACAGATGCAAAGGCAATATATGCTAAGTGTGGAGATTTAATACCAAGAGTAAACAAAATTAAGAACGTTAATGTTGGATCTGGATATGAAAATCCAATAATAACTATTGGTAGAGGTAAGAAGAAAAAACAAATTGGAACATACACTGTAGATTCTAAGGGTAGGTTGGTAGAACCTAAACTTACAGAAACAGTTCTTGGATTTGTAAAACCAAGGGTAGAAGATGCCAAAGGAAGTGGAGGAAAAATTTCTGTAATATACGAATTTTCAGGACCTAGAGAATTGAGAGAGAGTAACATATTACCTCTTACACGATATATTGACTGTGTGGGTCATCCTATGCTGAAGAAAAAAGCAGAAGATGAAACCACAGAACTAGTAGATTCTGGCATAAACTTAGTGGAAGATACTGGTACTATTGACCTTCAAGAACCAACAACTGTGACACCTTCAGCACCTACTGTATCTCCTCCAGTATCAACTCCTATTAATCAAGAACCACAACAACAGAATACACAACAAAACCAACAAACACAACAACAAGATAATAATCAACAGAACCAAGGTGGTTATGGAGGTG